TTATTGTTCGCTGGAGGCCTGAAATAGCCCGTCGATCTGGGCCACAGAGTAAACCTTGCGTGACCCTTCAAACGGAATGCTGGGCGTGATTTTGCCCCGCTGGACCATGCGATAGAACTTGTCTCGGCCAAAAGGCCAGCGCGGGGAGTTGATGGCCTGCGTTGCGGTCACGTACTTCACTTCGTCTGTGATGATCTGATCTGCCATCATGTGACCTCTCTGCGGTTCATCAGGTGCCCTCCTTGAGAGGCGGGGCGAACCGGGACCGAACTGCTGCCTCTGCTTCGGCCTCCGCCTCATGCAAGCCCGACCCTTTCAAAACCATTTCGGCATACACCATTCGTCCATAAGCCTCAGGATCGACATTGCTGGTGGCGACATAGAACGCGGATGGCGTAGCCACTCGTTTCAGGGCCTCCCGCAGCCTCTCCACTTCCTCTTGTAGGGCGGTGTCTGCGCGGGTGTTCCAACGTCCAAAAGCGTTTGGCTCTGCTTCTAAAGGCCAGTCAAAACCCTGAAAGTCACAATCTATATTCCCGCACGACACGGATACCCAAGTGACTTGTGAATGATCCCAAATGTTTTCATCCATTCTTTCATGGGTTTCAGCCTCACCTCCGCAAAACGGACACGGTTTCAGTTCAGGTGCTTCCATCCTCAGTCCTCCAGTGCTGCTTTGATGCGGGCTTCGTAGTCGGCTTGGGCTGCGGCTTTGGCCTCTTCAAGCGTTGCGAACGGCTCTTTGGTTCCGGCGTGTTTAAACCCGCCTTTAGGGGCTTGCCAAACCCACTTAGCTACACTCGTAAAGAAGCCATCTGGAGGCGTTCCTTTCCAGCGCCATCCGCCCTCGCACTCCCACACCAACGGCTTGACCTTCACCCCATCCGCGCTTTCACGGGCTTGGCGGTAGGTGGTGAGGAGTTGCAAGCGACGTTGTTGCGGGCAGCTTTGTACCGGTGGGTTTGCCGCGCTACAATCGCCGTTGCAAATTTCACAGCCGTTTTCGAGACGGATCTCTACTTCCTCCGCCAGCGCATCCGCTGCTTTAATCAGATCGGTCATTGGGGGTGTCCTTCGACATGATGGCACCGTAAACCTCAAACCCGCCTACCGTGGTGGACAGTTTGACGATGGATCGATCGGGATTTTTGCCAGCAAGCTGAGCAGCGCATTCAGCTAACAGGGTGAAGTGCATACGCATCATATCGATCAGGCTTTCTTCGCAGTCCTGAGGTAGTTGGATCATCACCCTTCCCCCTCAGTGCTGGTGGACTTGAGGGCGCGGATAAGACGCGCATTTTCCTCCGCTCTCTTCGCTGATTTAACTAAGTCGGCCCTGTTACAAATAGGAATGCCGACTGCCTCGCTGTAATCAATGCCACCCCAATCATGAGCGGCTTCCTCGTCAAAAATACTCGCCGCCTCCTCTAACGCCTCATCCCGTGCCGCCTGTAGCTGGGCGCGGAGGGCGTCGCGTTGGGCCACCAGTTCATGGATCGCCATCATCGCGCCAGTTGGGTCTTGCTCGACATCTTTGATGGTGTCGTACTGTTCGTCGTAAGGGCGGACCGCCTCTTTGATTGTGTCAGTCACGGTGTTCTCCGTTCAGAGGCTCAGGCAACGATCAGGTTGCCCATGCGGTGTTGTGCGATAAGGGTTTCCCCAAGGGCGCGGGTCACATCATCCCAGCCCCAAAGCTCGCCGTTTCTGCGCCGGTCCAAAGCGTCGTGGCAGTCAGAGCAGGCGAAGACCGCGAGGAAATCCATCGGCTTCTCTGCTGTCCCAGCCCAGCCAAATGCGCGGATGTGGCAAAGGCTGGTGGTCTCGGGGTTGTGGTTGCAGCAGGACAGGCGGAGGGTGCAAGTCTGTCCTTTTGCCGCGCTGCGCAGCTTGGTCATCTTTGGGCCGCTTGCCTTCATCGGCTTGCGGGGTGGCTTCGGAGGCTTTGCGCCTTTCAGGCCGAGAGGCCCGCGCCCCATGAGGTCAGTCATTGCTCAGACCCCATCCAGCCCGCGCGCTTTGCCTCGCGCCACTCGACGCCATGCCGGGTGCCATATTCATAGATCACCTCGATCAGATCCCGCATCTGGGCCACGCTGAGCTTTGATGATCGGAAGCCGATGGGGAAGGGGCCGGAGCCGTCCAAACCTTCGGCAAACTGGACCTGATGGCCGAGGCTCTGCATAAATGCTGATTTCCACGTGTCCTCTGTCCACTGGCGACCTTCTGGCCTGGCTTTCGCCACATCGTGGAGCATCGCCCACAGCTTGCGGTTTTGCGGCTCGGAGCGCTTTTCAGCCGTGATCGTGACAACCGCGCGGTCTGGTGCTTGCGCAAGGGCCGCAGCGGCGTAGTCACGTTGACTGCGGCCCACAAGGTAGATCGTCGGCATTTCACCCACTCCCCGCCATCGACCACTCAGCGGCCATGACCTGCTTGATATGCTCCAAGTCCTCACCTGTGCGAGCGGCGGTTTCCTCAAGGCACGTTTGGATCGTGTCCTCGCAGAGAAAGGAAACCAGCCGTCTAGCCTCGCTCTCTACTTGCTCATAGGTTTTGCGGATCTGCTTGGGAGTGGCCATTAGAACGCCTCTTGGTCCTGCCAGACCTTCACACCATTGATCGCCCGCGCCTTGTGGTTCCGGCGAACGTAGTCCTCGATAAATGCGGTCATGGCGTCCCGGTCATTGGCGGCGATATCATGAAGCGCTGCCTTGTGGTTGATGATCTCGTACCGGGTAACGGTGCGCAGGCCTTTGACGCTGGCTGTGTCCTTGCGGGCGGCTTGAGCGGCTTTCTCGGCCTCCTGCGCGGCGCGGCGGGCCTCCTCGGCTTCCCGTTGCTCATCGATGTTCGCGGTGTCGGCTGCGGCGGCCTTTGCTTCGGCTTCCCGGCGCGCCTTTTCGGCGGCTTCCCATGCCGCGCGCTCTTTGGCGCGTTTCTCCTCAGCCAGCTTGCGCTTGAAGCCATCGACCAAAGCCGCGAGGCCTTTTGCCATGCGGTCCAGATCGTCAATGGTCGGCTTGTATCGCGCCAGTGCGGCCTTCCACGCATCATGCAGAGGGGCGCTTTCGGACTTCTGCGCGTTGGTCACGTCTTTCTTTGCGGCCTTGACCTGTTTCGCGATGGCATCCACCGCTTTCATCTGGTCTTCTGTGGTGACGGTTTGACCGTCCAGCCAGCCCTCGGCCTCTGTGATGAAATCGCCGTAAGGGGCAAGGGCTTCGTCCAGAGGGTCAGGTGCCTGATTGTGTCCGATCTGTGCTTGTGCGTTCATTGATCAAATCTCCTCAGAACATGCGGTCGATGATTTCGGTGAGGTATGCGGCGTCCACTTTCTGCGGATCCTTGGTTTTGATCTTCTCAATGACCTCTGCGAAGTAAGCCACGTCCACGCCGGTAAGCTGCTCCTCAAGGGTGACGTGGTCCGCCAGGTTCAATTGGGAAATCTGCATGGCCATTTTTAGGTACTGCCCTGCGTTGATGCGCCAGCCGCGCTCCACGAACTTGCGGGTGCGGATTACGCTGCATAGCGGGTACTGAGAGCCTGCGTAGACAAGGGTTCTGCTCAGAAGGGCCTCCAGAGCTTCTGGCTTCAGGGTGAGCGCGCCTGTGCCGCTCTCCCAGTAGTTCATGCAGTGCACAAAATCATAGCTCTGGTGGATCTCGTCAGGATCGCCGTAGAAGCGAAGGATCAATTGCACTTTGCTGCGCAGGCTGATGGCGTTGCTGCTGAGGAAGGCGGGAGAATATTTATCGACATCGCCAGCCGCCTCCTCGCGCACCTCGTCCGCAATATCCTTGACGTCGCTCAGCGGGTCGAAGGCTTCCCCGACATATTCGCCCGCATCGTAGTTGACGCCCTGTCTCTCAAAGTACTGGTAGTCGGCCTCTTGGCCCTCGCCAGCAACACCGGCCGATTTCACAACGATACGGACGCGATCTTTACCGGCGCTATCCTTCAGCTCCTCAACATAAATAGGAACAGGCACTCCGCCTTGCGCCTTGCGTTGCGCCTCGAATTCCTTGACGTAGTAGTCAGCAACGGCGCGAACGGTACTCTTGGTACGGAAATAGATGTCGAAATCATTCACCTCCTCGCCAAGTAGCATGGACGCGATAGAACCTCCGGTCACGATTGCCTCTTTCTGGCACAGGCTCCGAAGCCCTTCGTCCTTGATGCTTTCCAGCCACGCATTCACCTTATTGCGCAGGATGCTCTTGATGGTCTTAGCCTTCAGGCCGTGATTGCTCATGTCTTATTTCTCCTAGTAGGGGATTTCGTCTGCATCCACGAGCGTGGACGGCGCGGGCTTATTGGCCTGCTTCCATGTGTCGATCTCAACTTCGACGTGCGCAGCGAGTTCGGGTGCATCCTTGCGGAGTTGCGCCAGCGCAGGCGGGAACTTTGGGTCTTGCTCGACGGACAGGGCGCCATGCTTGCGAATGCCGGTAATCATCTGGTCGCAGATCTTCTGGGCTTCGGACGCTTGCTGTTGCGGCTTCTGGTGGTCCTGCTGATGTCGAGATGCGCTATTGCGCGGCGCTGCCGACTGGGCGTCATCGTCAACCTCTGCGGACAGGCCAAGCGCCGCCTTCAAAGTGTACCGCTGAAGGTACGTCACCGCGCTGCCGACAGCCTGAAAGCTGTTTTTGTTGCCGGAGGCATCAGGAGCGCCAGCTAGTGTTGTTTCTTCTGCGTGGCCTTCCGAATGAGCGATGATGCATGTGACGCGCACACCGCCTTGACCCTGCTCGGTTCGAAAACGGTAGGAAAGTCCATAACGGGCCAAGATAGGATCAATGGTTTTTGCTATTCCCGCCAAAGTTTCATGCTGATAGTGAGTGCGCCCTTTGCTGCTGGTGAAATCAACGGTCGCATCCTTCACAATTGGGGGGATCTCGGCGCGAGCCTCTGAAAGCGATCTGGCGAACGATACGCGGGCGGCCTGCGCCTCCATGCGCTCCTTCATAGCCAACATACGCTCCAGCTTATCTAGGTCGGCGGCAGGGTTCATAACGACGCGTTCAATCATTGAGACCATTGGATCAGCGACCGGTGCCGTAACTTCCTGCGAGTGGATATTTGCAACTTGGTTCATTGTCTCACCTTTCGGAAAAGACCCCCGGCGCGAGTTCGGGATGGAGTGCGCCGGGGGGAGAGTTGGCCGCGCGTCTTGGTGCGCGGCTCAGGGAGGATCAGAGAAACGGCCAAAGCTGGTATCCGATAGAGACGGCAGCAACGATGCAGCAGAAAATCAAGATCGCCGAGAAGATGGCCGTGAGGAACGGATTGTGCGGGTACATGGGCTGGGGTTTGTGCTTCCATGCCCCCGCGCTCCAGTCGTGTGTTTTGGTCCCCGACGCAGCATCCGCGAGTGGGGGCAGGATAAGACGCTGCGTCGGGGCGGAGGCCGCAGCGAAGTCTTTGCGGCCTTTCTCGATGGTCTTGCCGATCTGGCGGACGTTGCAGGCGCTGTTCATGCCATTGCCCCCGCGATTGTCTTGGCCGCGAGGCGCAAGCCTTGGGCCTTGTAAAATTGCGTGATTTCGCCCTTCGCCTTTTTCTCCATCGCCGCAGCTTCGGTTTCGAAAAGCTTGATCAGGACGTCGGCTTGCGCCGGGTGCGCTGTCTCAGAAAGGTTGATCGAAGCGTCAGTCAGAGCGGCAATCTCGCTGTCTCCTGTGCCGAGCGGCGCGGTAACATCCGCATCGCCCCCGACAACCTTGTAAATGCCGTCATCGGTAGGAATGACGTGGATAGGGTGAATGGTCATATCGCTCATTCCTCAAAATGCGTTCTTGTGGCCGTCCCAGCCAGCTTCTATCGCGTCCATGGCTTGCGAGTGCATCTCGCAACGATCGCAAATTCCAGGGCCGTTGATCTTATCACCACATTCGCGGCAGAGGGCCGGCGAATGATAGGTTGGCTTAACTTTCACCTTGCCAATCTGCGCTTTGATCTTAGGCGCAGCGGGGGGCTTGTTGCCCTCTCCATACTTCTTTGCGAAGTCTTTGAGCTTTCCTGCCGCCCATCCATAACCACTCTGACATTCGGCGTGATATTCGTTCACGTCCCCTGGGCGCTGGCCGCACTTGTGAGCGTAAGAGCAGGCCTTATCGCAAAAATTTCCCCAGCCTCGCTTGTGGTCTGCCAGTCGAACAACGATCAGATCGCCACATGCCAAGCAGTTCTTTTCAACAGTGGTCATATCGGTCACTCCGCCTGATACGTCAGGGCGCTCTCTGCCAGCCGTTTTGCGGTCTCAGCGAGGGGGTTCACATAATCAACGGCGATGCCGAAACTACGGCCTTTGTCGATCAGGCGGCCAAGATCCGTCTGGAATTCGCGCAGGTTCCGCTCCTCTTCGCTGGGAAGGTTGTCGATCACATCGCAAAGCGACTTAATCGCGCTTTCAAGTGTTTCCCCGCTACCTGAGATGCTGTAGTTCGGTTGAGTGCAGGATTTCATCCAGAGTTCGCATTCCCAGAACTCATCGCCAGACGCAATCCGGATATGCGCGCCGTAGTTTGGGGCGGAACCCGTCCTTTCAATGTAGCGGTTGTCAACTGCTACCAGCGCTTCACTCACTTCTTTTGCAGTGGTCATGTTGGTCACTCCGCTGCGATTTGATGGATAGGGGCGGCGTAATCCGCCGGGTCGAACTCGGCGCCGTCATCGTCAATGATGCTCTCGCCGTCGTTCAGTGTTTCGGTAAGCTGCGCCTCGATGATCCGCTCTGCGCGGGTCACGTCTGCCTTGCCAAAGATCTCGGCCAGATCGTCACGGGAGTGCAGGACGTCATCAACAACTGCATCAGCGATAGAGGCGTAAACACCATGGCCGCCAGCGCAGCCCGCAGAGGCGTCAGGCGCATCGTAATCGGTGGTGAAAAACACCTGCGCCATGCACTCGATATCGTCGCCGAGGTAGATGGTCTTGAATACGCGGTCTTGCATCTCAGACCTCCAGCAATTCGCCATTGACTAGCGAGTACCAGGTCATAGGCTTAACTCCGCTCTGACCTGCGATCCCAGCAAAAACACTGATGATCTCGCCATCATCGTTTCGCTCAGTAAGGAAAATCGCACACCCCTCTGCCGCCATTGCGCGACCACCATAACCACAAGCCATAGCTGCGCCTCTGTATCCTGTTGCGGATGCTGCGCCTCTGTATCCTGTTGCGGATGCTGCGCCTCTGCCGCCTGTTGCGGATGCTGCGCCTCTGTATCCTGTTGCGGATGCTGCGCCGCTGTATCCTGTTGCGGATGCTGCGCCGCTGTATCCTGTTGCGGATGCTGCGCCTCTGCCGCCTGTTGCGGATGCTGCGCCGCTGTCGCCTGTTGCGGATGCTGCGCCTCTGCCGCCTGTTGCGGATGCTGCGCCGCTGTATCCTGTTGCGGATGCTGCGCCGCTGTATCCTGTTGCGGATGCTGCGCCTCTGCCGCCTGTTGCGGATGCTGCGCCGCTGTCGCCTGTTGCGGATGCTGCGCCGCTGTATCCTGTTGCGGCATGTCCTTTGACCCATCTCGCAGCGTCAAAGACATGCTTTACGGCGGCCTCGATATCGTCGCCGATGTAGATGGTCTTGAATACGCGGTCTTGCATGTTGGCTCTCCCGTTGCTTGAGAACCGTTTTACATAATGTGAAATATGAGCGCAAGGGAAAAATTCACATTGTGTAAAATATCACAACCATGCCTTGCTCAAGCCCCTTGGGTCGGCTTACTTGAGGGCCTGTTTTCTTCAAGGGATATGCGAAATGGGCAACTTTTTAGGCGGCGCGATTATTGCGACAGCTCTGTGTTATTGGGCGTGGGGAGGCCGGGAGACTTACATTGAAAATGTGGAAGCTCACGAAGACGGTTTTGGTTCAGCCACTCACATCTTAAGAAAAATTGGTAGCGGGCAAGTGGCGGTATTTCACGGCTTTGTAATGGACGATGATGCCTGCCAGACTGCGGCCAAGGCGCTGGAGCGTCAGGGGGGATATTACGAGTGCGCCCCCGCTAGTACGGCGATCCCTGTGGATTGAGAGATAGATATTGTATGCGCGCAAAGAAAAACCCCGCCGGAGCGGGGTTGTCTGCGGGCTTTGTGGCGGCCTACATTTTGCTGCACGACCCGATGGAAATGGATGGGGTGTCGCCATCCTTTTGCTCACCGCCTGGATGCGAGTTAGTAAAGCCAACCGTGTAAGTGGTAACAAATCGTAGAGTGTCAGAGTTCAGCTTAAAACTGTTAAACCCATCACAGTACAGCCAATTAGAGGTCTGACGTTCTCCATCAAGATAATAGGAGAACCCTTGCCGACACTGCGCCGCAGCGTATTTAGTTCCAAACTCAAAAACGCCATAAGCTTCCACTCCCGACGTTGAGTTGTACCCATATTCGTCTAGGCGCAGGGGTCTGACCAAAAACCGGCTGCTTGCATGAAAGTTCACAGATTCCCATCGTTTGCCGCTGGCGTCAATTTTGAAGCCGGTCGACAACTCAGTTAGGCAAATGTAGCTTGCCCCTTCGGAAAAGGCGGCTGTTGGTAATGCTGAAATTATCAGTGGTATAAGCAGTCTTTTCACGTTTTTCTCGCCAACTCCGCCGGCCAATGAAGCCTGACACGCGCTGCCCAGATCAGTTGCACGTTGTGCGCGTTAGATCCGGTTGGGTTTAATGAAATAAGATGAAAAAGCCCAGGTTCATCGCCAGCCTTGACCTGCTTAACCCAACCCATGCCGTCAGCGTCCTCACAAACGCAGCGGTGGCCGACGACGTCTCCGGGCACGCCATCTGAGCTATCCCGCGTGTAAAACAGCAGGTCTCCGGCGGAATATACCGGCTCCATGCTGTCCCCCTCGACTTCCACGGCAACAACGCCGCGTGGGGATAGTCCGGGCGGGCATTCAACCTGCGGGCCGTCGCCCTTTTCGTAGGCGTCAAACACTGGAACCTGCGCCCCGGCGCCGACCTTGCCAGCTATGGCGATGGTTGGACGGTCTTCAATGATGAGATCAGAGACGGCAACGCCGAGAATATTTGCGATGCCTTCCATGTAAGTCTCATTCATGCGGCGCTTGCCTTTCTCCAAGCCATTATAGAGGCCTGTCGAAATTTCCAGCCGATCAGCCATGTCTTCTTGGGTTAGTCCGGCGGCGAGGCGTTTTTCACGTATGTTGAATCTCATGCCTATCCTATGAGGCATGTCATGTTTGCGATCCACGTACACTATGTAAAATACTCCTTGCTGTAAAAATTCACATAATGTAAAAGTTCGGTATGGATATCACCGAACACATCAACACAAAGGGGCTCTCGCGGGACAAAATCTGCGAGCAAGCTGGTATTTCCCGGCCATTCTTGAGCCTTATTGAGCGAAAGGAGCGCAGCCCAGGGCCTAAAACGGTCGGTCGGTTGGCAAAGGCTCTTGGGGTCACTGTCCGAGATTTGCGGCCCGATTTGGCAGGCCTCTTCGGAGACGCCGCCTAACCATCCCTGTAAAATCAGAATTTGGGACTTCACATGACCCATTCACGATCCTCCTTGGCTACACCCGTATCATCATCACGCATTAGACGTATGCGCGACGGCTGGAAAAATCTTGCAAAACCGCAAAGCAACCGTAAAACGGCCCGCCGGTTTTTCTCGGATATGCTCTGGGTCGCGTTCCCTTCCACCTCGGATCATGACCTCTGCAAGCGCGCGGCGGTGGCATTGGAGGTCAACGCCCGCACGGTCAACAACTGGCTGAACTGCCACAATGACGCGCCGGGGCCGATTGTTCTCAAAGTGCTTCTGATCGCTGGCGCTGAGATCGTCTTCCAGCAGATAGAGGGGCCGAAATGAGTGTCCGCTTGCACCTCTTGGCCCGTTGGTACGAGGCCAGATCCCGCCGTGCATATCGCAGGTATCAAACCCTCAAAGCCCGCGCAGAGCGCATCCGCGCACACATGGGGTGGCGGGTATGAGTTCCGCGCCAACCGTTAAGGCCGAGGGTGACGAAATCGTCATCCGCCTGCCGCGCTCAGAGGCTCATGGTCTGATGGTGGCGCTGTCTGAGTGCCCGTGCCGCGCGGTCAAATCCAACGCAACCAAGACAATCCGCAACAGGCTGTCAAAGGCGCTGGGGCGGCTGATTTCACGCTGAAAGGATCCACAATGGATATGACTTGGCGCGGCGTCGACGTCGCCCAGATGGTCAGCATCGGCAAGACCACCGGAGAGATAGCCGATATGGCTGGGTCCAGCACGGTTGCTGTTCGCCGCGCGCTGGCGCGACGGGGCCTATCGCCAAACTTGCCTGAGGCGTCAACGGTGCGGCGTATCGCAGAGGAAATGCCCCCGCGCGAAGCTGTGGAGTATCTTCTGGGCGTTTTGGAGGAAGTTGCCCCGGCCGTGTCTGGCGATCCTAGCGAGATAGACAGATGGGGGGTGGACTGGACGTCTTCGCAACGCCTTATCGTCTCAACGCTATTTGCCGCCTCACCAGAGGCCGTGCCGTCTGAACGTCTGTGGTCTCTGCTCTATGCCGCCAGACCGGGGGATGACGGACCGGATGAGAAAATAATCGGCGTTTACATCTGCAAAATCCGCAAACGCCTGCCGCCTGAGCATGGCCAGATCGTGACCTATTGGGGTCGAGGATATGCCTTTGAGACAGCCGATCAGGGCGTGGCGGGTACACCGAACACCGCTGCACAGGAAGGGGCGACCAGCCATGCTTGATGACCCGATTATGCAGCTGTTCGAGCTGGCAAAAGCGCAAGAGGCCGCAGAGGACCGCATGGCCGCTGAATGGGCTGCGGCAATCGGTGACAACGGCGGGCCGCCCCTGGACGATCTGTTCGGCCTTGGCGCCCCGTGGATGGAACATGCCGATGAGGCGGAGCTGGCGCGTCTGGCCAAGCTGGCCCCTCGTATCATGCGCCGCCAGAAGATCCTTTCAGAAACCATCGCGGAGCGCACCAAGATCATGAACCGCTGCATTCGCCGTATGCGCCGGTTGAAAGGCAAATCATGAAATCCAACGTCATCCGCCTATCATGGCCCCGCCGTGCGCTTTGGGAGAACGAAAAGGCCAGCCACATGGTTAAGGCCGCAGCCAAGCGTATGTACCGCAAGGAAGCCTGGGCGCTGGCCTTAGAGGCGAAGTGGCCCAAAGACCCGCGCGCGGTCCTTTCCTTTCGCTTCTGCCCGCCAGATCGGCGCAAGCGTGATGCCCACAACCTCCCAACCACTCAGAAGGCAGCTATCGACGGCATAGCGGATGCAATGCGCGTGGATGACCAGGGTTTTCTTTGCCTGTTCCCGGCTGAGTTCGGCCCGGTTGAGAAGGGTGGGGCGGTCTATGTTGAAATCAAAGGTGAGATCACATGAGCAAGGGATACGTCTATGTTTTGAGAAACCCGAGCATGCCTGGGATCCTGAAAATAGGCCGGACGGAAAGGTCCGTCGCGCAGCGAGCCAGCGAGCTATGGCAGACGGGAGTGCCTACACCATTTCAGGTCGCATACGAGGTTTTTTCGCCCAATTGCGTTGAGATGGAGTTGCGCGCACATGAGAAGTTTCATGATCAGCGCGTCAATGCCTCCCGTGAGTTCTTTCGCGTCGAGGTTTCAGAGGTAATGCGGCACTTGGATAATGACCTGAGGTGGCAGGTCGAGTGTCTGGTGGATGAGTTCATTCCAGACCAAACGATTGTCGATACCGACTGCTTTGTGGACATCTCCGACCTCAGGACATCCGTGTATGAGGTCATGAGAGATGCTTCCCACCCATCGGAGGTCGTGGATGTTCTCTATCACGTCGAAGGTGCCGATATCCTACCAGCTGTAGAGAGACAGGCAGAGGCTGCCAGGAAACGCCAGCAAGAGGCAAAGAGCCTTCGCATTGTGGGTGCGTCATGAGTGGCTGGATCTGTAGTTACCGCAAGATTTGGGACCACCCCATTTTCTCTGGATCCGCGCACCGCGTCGGCGTGTGGCACTGGATGCTGCACAAGGCTGCTTGGAAGGATACCCGGTTCAACGTCGGCGGCAAGATGATCGACGTGAAGCGCGGGCAACTATGCGTGTCTCAGCGCCAGATGGAAGCTGAAACCGGCATGGGGCGGCAGGCGCTCCGCACGTTCTTGGGGTTGCTGGAAGCCGAAGGAGCGATAACCCAAATCGTAACCGGCAAGGCAACCCAAAGGCGCACCATCATAACCGTATGTAATTATGAGGAATATCAGGCTAGGGAGGCGGCCAGCAGCCCAAGCGCCAACCCGCCAGCAACCCGCCAGCAACCCAATAAAGAACAAGTAAACAATAAAACAACCTCTCCTGACGGAGAGGATGCGGCTGCGCCGCCGACTGAGCCGGGTGGCGAGGTGGTTGTTGTCTCAGCTTCCACGCAGGCCGTCTGGAAAGTCGGCAAGCCCATCCTGGCAGCTATGGGTGTCAGGGACCCTGGGCGGATGATCGGGAAATGGATCAAGGAGGCTGGGCCGCCCGCAGTCCTCTTTGCAATTGAAGCCGCGCAGCAGGCCGGAACCCGCGACCCGATCCCCTACATCACCGAAGTTCTGAAAGGCGAAAACCATGTCCATCCCCGCAACGCACCAGCTTCCCGCCGACCCGAAAACCGGCCTGACCCTGCCCTTGAGCAGATCGCTCGGCTCGCAGGACTTGGCGAAACATCGGGCTATGGTGGCGGTTGAGCTTGAAGTTCTCGCCAAGAAGTTCGACCGTTTCGGCTGGGAGCGCGACCGAGGATCAGCAGCGCACGACCGGATGCTGGTCGACTGGATGAACGCCCTGCAAGATTTCCCGCTCACCGAGGTTCAGGCCGCTTGCCGCGCCGCTGTTCTCAGCAACCCGAACAAGATGCCAAACGAAGGGCATATTCGCGCGGAGATCATTAAGGCGCGCGCCAAGATGGTTCAGCCTTTGCCGCGCCCTGAGCCTGAGCCGAGCGCCCGGCGTGGCGACCCGGCCAACGCGGATAAGATCATGCGCGATATCGGTTTCACGCCTCGCCGCTTTGGAGCCTCTTCACAGGAGGCCGCAGAATGACCGCCGAAAGCCTCATCGAAATGGAGCTGCGCCACGCCAAAGAGCGCGCAGAGCTGGTGGAGAAGATCCGCCATGACGCCTACACCGCCGGACTGCACGACCGGATGAAACCCGGTTCCGTCGCGACCCCGTCGAGCCTGATGGAGCAGGTCACGGAGACCGTTGCCATGGCGCACAAGGTTCTGCCGAGTGAGCTTCGCGGCCCCTCGCGGTTCGATCACTTCAAGAAACCTCGCCGGAAGGTCTGGGCCGAGCTTCATGGCCGAGGTTACAGCTATGAGCAGATCGGGCAGCACTTTGGCCGGCATCACACCACGATCCTTTCGGGCGTCCAGAAACACAAAGCAGAATTGGAGGCCAACTGATGACAGACATTTTGAGGGCATACCTCGCGAGAAACGAAATTGAAACACAACCCCGAAAGGAACCCAAAATGAAGACCCTTCATAATTCCGACGTTTCCGGTGCCCGCCAGAACGTGAAAGACATCAAGGTTGTCGGTAACGGCGACATGTTCAAGCTGCTCCGCAAGGCATCCAGCGAAAACGAAGGCTGGATGAAATCCACCAAGGCAATGGAAGTCGCAGGGGGCTGCGTGGTCCAAGTGACAACTCAGCAGCGTAACCCTGATGGCTCCTATGCCGTGGCTGAGGCGCTGACCTACGTTCCAGGCGTCCAGATAGCGGATGATGGGAATGGCGGGCGAAAGCTACTGTCATCTGCCGACGTGGCTTTTGCGGCTCAGTCCTAATTCCACCTAACCCCAACCCAAAAAAGCACCCCTTTGATGGAGAAGACAAATGGCTAAGAAAATCCGCGACGTCGTAGTGAAGCTTGGTGAGTACCAAGACCGCAACACAGGTGAGACAAAGGCCCGTTGGGGCAACGTTGGCAGCCTGATGCAGAACGAAGAAGACAAGAGCCTGTTCGTGGTTCTTGACCGCACGTTCAACCCGGCGGGCGTTCCGAACCCTGAAAATCGCAGCAGCCTTATCCTTTCATGCTTTGTGCCTCAGGATCGTCAGCAGCAAGGCAACGGGCAGCAGGGCGGTTCTTACGGTGCCGGGCAGCAGGATCAGAACGGTTACGGCAACAACCAAGGAAGCGGCAACCAAGGCGGGTCTTCGCACAACATTGATGACGACGAAATCCCATTTTAAGAGATAAAACAATGTCTTATCAGAGAATGATTGAGTTCGCCCGTGCTGAAAACATCGCCATGCACAAGAGCTGGCAGGGGGTCGCCCCAGTGGAAGCGAAGCCGAAAAAGCCGACCCACAAGGGGAACCTCAGCCCCAGAGAGCGCCAAGAGGCTGTGGAGAAGGTTCGCCGGATCGCATCGCAGCTTGCCAAGGATCGCCGCTTCCCGGTGAAACGGTTTCTGGGCCGTGACCCTCTCAGCGGCAGCACTATCACCCCGCTTGCGCTTCTGCGCCGCGAGTGCTGGGCGGATCTGTTCGACAACCACTGCATACCGCAGACGGTCATTGGCGAGGTGTTCGGGGGCCGGAATGGCGGCTGCATCAGCCGGGGGATTGTGCTGCATCGAGAGCAGGAGAGGGGAAAGCGATGACGCTGGACCTGAAAGAAGGCGACCCGTGGCCGTTCCGGTCGTCACGCGGCATCGTAGGAAAGCCCTGCGAACCCGTATGGCATGCCCTGATCACCGCCCCGCAGAAAGAGGCCCACACCAAGGAGGTGCTAGAGCGTGTCTTTGATGGCGCGGGTGTGCAAGTCGTTTACCCGGAGGTATCCAAGTTCCGCAAGGTGAATGGCCAAGACCGGGAATTCGTGTCGCCGATGATAGCCCGCATCATCTATGCCAAGTTCAGTTACGAACCCCATTGGGACGTTATGCGTCAGCGCCGCATCGTGTCTGGCGTGTTCTCGATAGCTGACAAGCCTGTACGGTTGGCGCAAGACGACGTTGATCAAGCAATGGGCCTGCCGACTGAACAGGAGCGGCAAGAGCTTGAGCGCATCCGCGCAATCATGCCGTGCGCGGGGGAGCCGGCCAAGCTGATCGGCGGCCCGTTCAAGGGCTTCTTTGTGGATGTGAAAAAGGTTGAGGCAGGTCGGGTTTGGTATGAAATGGCATTTGGCGACCGGCGTGTATCTGGTGAAGATACGCAAGGGCTTGTGCAAAGGGTTGCCGGGTGACACTTCGGGTGGTATATTTTCTGCATCCGGCCCGGCCGGTGACCGCCAGACCCGGTGAGACGGTAGGTGCGAGCGCAACCCAAAGCCCCAGCGGCCTTGGGTGCTACTGCAATTCAGAGCATATTGGGGTCGCGCCTCTTTCGCAGGTCCAGCACAGGGCTGACAGGCGGGGAAAGACCCGCACAGCCGCTTTCTGGCGGACGAACCAAAGGCCCATTTGCATCCGACGCTGGCCGGGGCCGTAATCAGTCAGCAGGTTCGTCTTTCTGAGCGCGGCGGCGTTTATCCAGCATCATAACGCTTTAGCCAAGTGAAGATGCAATATGGTTGATATCTTGGCCCGCGCTCAACAAACGTCCCGCACCACTCCATTCTCCGGCACTCCCCGTCACCGGCCAGAACCCATCATGCGCTTCGGCGTTAACAGCATGTGCGGGGAGGCGAGAGCTTTCAGAACGATGCTGAATGTGGGGCGGCGGGGCTTAGAATATCACAAATGGAACATTGCGCCCAGTGGTGAATACCCGCTTGGGCGCGTTTCTATATCACATAATCAACAAGCCAGAGGCGCAGCACCCCTTTGCGGACTGCGAGGGACGGTATGGCAGCACTTAACGAGAAGCAGAAGCGCTTCGCGGCGGAATATCTTATTGATCTGAACGCCACTCAGGCCGCCATCCGCGCGGGGTACAGCGAGAAGACGGCAGGTCGGCAGGCGTTCGACCTCCTGAAAAAACCTGAAATTCAAGACGCGATCCAGCAGGGGATGCAGAAGCGCAGCGAGCGCACTGAGATCACGCAGGACCAAGTGCTTCAGGAGTTGGCGAAAGTCGCCTTTTCTGACCTGCGCAAAGTCCTGACTGCGGGCGGCGCCCTGATCGATGCGCAGGATTGGGATGACGACGTGGCCGGTTTCATCAGTTCTATCGAGGTGGTGAAGAAACCAAGCGGGGAGTTTGATGAGGATGGCCGGCCGATCATTGACCACGTCCATAAGATCCGGGCGTGGGACAAGATGGCGGCGCTGGAGAAACTGGGCAAACACCTGGGTATGTTCGTTGACCGATCCAAGGTTGAGCATGACGTGTCCGACCCGATGAAAGACCTGTTGTCCTATGTCGCGGAGAGCGGGAAGCGTCTTGGCGGCTGAGGTCAGGGAGCAGTTTGCAGACCCGCGCTGGCGCCTGTCGAACCTTTACTACATCATCGACAAGCGCGGGCATCAGGTAAAGTTCACCCCGAATACGCAGCAACTGGATTTCATGGAGACGCTGCACGGGCGTGACCTGATCCTGAAGGCGCGGCAGCTCGGTTTTACGACCTTCGCCGGGATCATTTCGCTTGATGAGGCGTATTGGAACCCCAACTGGGCCGCGGCGATCATCGCCCATACCAAGCCGGACGCGCAGAAGATCCTCAAAACCAAGGTCCGCTACCCATATGATCAGCTGCCGGATGGGTTGAAGGCTGCGAACCCGCTGGTGAATGACGCGGCGGACACGCTGGCCCTAGCCAACAACTCAAGCGTTGTCGTGACAAACTCCGCAAGGGGTGGAACGCTCAACCGGCTACATGTTTCAGAGTTTGGGAAGATCTGCGCCCGTTTCCCAGACAAGGCCAAGGAGATCGTTTCCGGTTCATTCCCTGCTGCTGAAAATGGCAGCATCACCATCGAAAGCACTGCGGAAGGCCAGCAGGGCGAATTCTTCGATATGGTGCAGAAGGCCAAGGAAAAGGGTGGCCGCGAGCTTTCACCAAGAGAGTACCGGCTGCATTTCTATCCGTGGTGGCAAAACCCTGAATATACAGTTCCGGAAGAGTGGGCGACTATCAGCGATGAGGATGCCCGGTACTTTTCTGAGCTGGAGCATAGCCAAGGGATCGCACTAACTGCCGGGCAGAAAGCCTGGTGGGTGCTCCAAGAGGAAACTCTGGGCGGCACCATGAAGCGGGAATATCCTGCGACACCGGAGGAAGCATTCGAGCAGGCCCTAGAGGGCGCATACTTCGCCAACCAGTTCGCTTCGGCGCACAAGCTGCAGCGCATTGGCGATTTCCCATATGATCCACGCTATGAGGTGAACACCTTCTGGGATCTCGGCCGGAACGACATGAATTCTATCTGGCTGCATCAGGACGTGAATGGCCGTGACCGCTTCGTTGGCTATTACGAGAACAGCGGTGAGTACATTGCCCACTACCTCAAGTGGCTTAAGGACTGGGCGCGGAACCGGGGCGCAAGTTGGGGTGATCACTACTGGCCGCACGACGGGGACCGTCAAGACCTGTTCCTTGAAAACGGGCGACTGCAAGAGGTGCAGAAGATGGGTTTCAGGCCACGCACGGTGCCGCGGATATCGAACAAGCTGGAAGCCATTGAGGCCGCCCGATCTGCCTTTCCCAACTGCGACTTCGATAAAGCGGGCACGGACATAGGCCTCAAGCGCCTCAAGCATTACCGCAAAGAGTGGGATGCCCGGCACGGCGTGTGGAAGGATCGACCTCTGCACGACGAGAACAGCAATGGCGCAGATGCCTTTATGACGTTTGCGACCGGCTATTCCAGACCTAAGCCGCAATCGAAAGGCCCGCTGCGGCGAAACATGAAAGGGATTGCGTGACGAGGCTTATTCCTGAGTACCGCGGTTCTGATGGCTTTCGAACGAACATCGGCGACAAGCTTTTGCGCAGGCTGCCCGTGGCCTACTACACCAGCAGCGGCTTGAATATTGCCGTGATGGGGGTTGGCCGCTTCGGGAATAGTTACGTTCGCGTCGTCGTGTTTCAATCGTATCCATGTGGCTTTCGCATTGGGAAGTTGATGTTTGGGCGCAATCCTTGGGGAATGTCGCGCCGGTATTTCTCGTTTTGCGGCGTCTACGTCGGGCGAGGGTGAGGGAGTTTACCATGGCAAAAGGTGGCAAGGGCGCAGGCCCGCAATTCAGTAGCTTGGGCGACATGTTCGACGGTGGGGGGGCTGGCGCATCCGGCGGGGCCTTCAAGGGCCACAACGGTTTCACCAACGCAATTGCAGCGATTGGGAACGGGCTGCGTGGTGGTGTGCAGGGCAACCAGCCAGCCCCTGCAGTTCCAGAGCGACAGAGCATGGCGCCCCCGTCAATGCCGCCTCGGCCCGCTATGCCGCAAATGCCAAGCCAGCAGCCTGCAGCGCCCCGCTGGGGTGGTGAGGCAACCGGCCCCCATGGCCCCGCTTCGCCCGGTCCCGCTCAAGGCCCATCAATGCCTTACCCCGGCGTAGAGCTGAGCGACCAATACCTGTCAAACCTGCGTATGCGCGCCAATCAGGGTGATGCAAGCGCGCTGGAAATGCTTCAGCGGTACGAACAGCGGACCCTCTGACATGATCACCGACTATGCCAGCTTGCAGACTGCGATCAGTGACACGCTAGATCGCGCGGATCTGCCTGTCACGACGTTTATCCGGCTGGCAGAGGCCGCGATTGGCCGCGATCTGCGCCACTGGCGTATGGAGAGCCGAGAGGAAGCCTCGGTTTCTACCCGTTTCGCCGCGCTGCCGACCGGCTGGAAAGAAACCGTGCGAATGTCAATTGAAGGCGGTGCGGATCTGGATTTGGTCAGCGATGCTGAGATGGCGGCAATGCGCGCCGCGAGCGCTGACACTGGCAGCCCGTGCTTCTATGCCTTCACTGCCGGTCAGATCGAACTTTACCCGGCCCCGGATGGCGCTTACACGCTGGAACACGTCTTCAAGGCGGCAGTTCCGGCCCTCTCAGATAGCAACACCGAAAACTGGCTGCTGGATGAGGCCCCCGACGCCTATCTCTACGGCGCGTTGATCCATAGCGCGCCGCATCTGGTCGAGGATGCCCGCCTATCTACATGGGGCGCGCTCTACACCTCCGCCATCGATGGCTTGCAGAAAGAGAGCGACAAGGCCCGCCACAGCGGCACAGGGCTGAAGATCAAGGTGCGCTGATGTATACAGACCTCATCCTGCCGCCGGGCCAGTACCGGAACGGCACCGACATGCAGAGCGCGGGCCGCTGGCGGGATGGGAACCTTGTGCGCTGGCATGAGGGTACGATGCAGCCCGTTGGCGGCTGGCGTCAAAGAACCGAGTTTGAGGGCAAGTGCCGCGGCTGTGTGGCGTGGCGCGATGAGATCCGGGAGCGCCGGATTGCAGCAGGCACAGCGGGTGCCCTGAAGGTGTCGACCGGCGGCGGTGTAGTCTACGATATCACCCCGGCCGGACTGGTAGCGGGGCTTGTCGACGCCCGATTGAACACCGGATTTGGCGGCGGATATTTCGGCAGCGGCACCTACGGGAATGCCCGTCCGGACAATGGGAACTACACCGAAGCCACAACGTGGAGCCTGTCAGCCTGGGGGGAATACCTGCTGGCCTGTAGCGTGGCGGATGGCAAGATCTACCAGTGGGAGTTGGACGGAGCGGTCCCTGCATCACAGCTGAGCAACGCCCCGGTTGATAACCTTGGCGTGTTCGTCACGGCTGAGCGGTTCGTTTTCGCCCTGGGTGCGTCTGGCGATCCTCGGCAGATCAAGTGGAGCGACCGGGAGGACAACACGGAATGGACCCCGGCCACGACCAACGAGGCGGGCGATTACCGGCTGGAAACCAACGGCCAGATCATGTGTGCGACTGCAGTTCCGGGGCAAACGCTGATCCTGACAGACCGCGAAGCGTTCCGCGCTGAGTACCTCGGTCCGCCCTTCGTTCATGGTTTCGAGCGCGTCGGATCGGCTTGCGGGGCGATCTCTCGGCAAGCGGTGGCGTCCGTGGGTAGTCAGGCAATCTGGATGGGGCGCAACGGGTTCTTCGCCTATCTGGGCGGTGGCGTTGAGCCGATCCCATCAGAGGTGAGTGACTACGTGTTCAGCGATATGAACATGGCGCAGGCCAGCAAGGTTGCCGCTGTGGCAAATGAGCAGTTCAACGAGGTCTGGTGGTTCTATCCGTCTGCGGCATCGGTCGAAAATGACCGGTACGTGAGCTATAATTACGCAGAGGGCCACTGGTCGACCGGGGAAATGGCGCGCACCACCGGCGCGGATCAGGGGGCATTTCGATATCCGCTTTGGTTTGGTTCTGACGGCTTTGTCTATGATCAGGAAGTTGGGCAGATCACCGGTGCTGAACCCTTCGCAGAAAGTGGCCCGCTCCGCATGGGGCAGGGCAACGGCGTATTCTCTGCAACACAGTTCATTCCTGATGAAAAGACCCAAGGTCAGGTGCAGCTAACCTTCAAATCGCGCCTTTATCCCAACGGGGACGAAGCTGAGACTGGCCCTTTCTCCGCAGCGGAGCCAACCAACATCAGAGTGACCGGACGTCAGATCCGCCTGCAAGTTGAAGGTGTCGCCAACACAGATTGGCGATTTGGTGCGCCGTCCATCTTGGTTCAGCAGCGGGGGCGGCGATGAAACTGAGACCGCCAGGGCCAAGCTACAACCGTCAGCAAGAGGCTGACCGTGTTCGGCAGATTGAGCAAGCCGACCGTGACAACCATAAGCGCGGGAAGGATATCGAGGTGGGGGCTGCCCGACTGATCCTCACTGATACGGTCACCGAGCAGCGCTACGCCTTACGCATTGCCAGTGGGGTTTTGGGCATTGAGCCTCTTTGACCAGTTGGCCCGGTGTCGCCCGTGGATTGAAGCCTCTTTGGCCCATGCGGATGGGACGCACACCTTTGAAGATATCGCGGCCGGGGTCCTGAGTGGCCGTTATCTGCTTTGGCCCCGTGAGCGCTGTTTTGCAGTGTTGGAGCTGATCCAATACCCGCGCGGCGCTGAACTTAACGTGTTCTTGGCAGGTGGCGATCTGCGACAGATCCAATCCTCACAGCAACAGCTTTTCGAAATCGCAAAGAGCCACGGAGCGCAGGCGGTCACGATGACCGGGCGGCGGGGCTGGGTCCGGGCCCTCCCCGGCTGGACAGAGCAGCACGTGGTGCTGAGAAAGGACTTGACCCATGGGTAAAGGTGGCGGCGGAACTCAGGTCGTGAAAAACGAGATCCCGGAATGGTTGGAGCAGCCAGTTCAGGAAAACATCGATCGCGCGCAACAGATCAGCAATATCGGGCATGTTCCGTATTCCGGACCGGATGTGGCTGCGTTCAATCCGATGCAGACGGCGGCCATGCAGAACACCAATGACATGGCCGGCGCTTTCGGGATGGCAGCTCAGCCCATGAGCATGCCCAAGCCTCAGACTTTCGCGGGCGGCATTCAGGGCTACTCCTCTGCACCGCTCTATGAACAGGCCGTGAACAGCGTCAAGCAGGATCGGCCGGGGCAATACGAAGCCATCATGGGGCAGTTTATCAACCCCGTCACTGGTGCCGCGCCATCGGCAGGGCCATGGGGGCCGCAGCCCGTTGCCCAAGCGCCTGCGGGGCAGGCCGCAGAGGCGCCAAAAGTACCAACCGACGTTTACGGCAGCAAAGTGCCAGCTTGGAAATTGGAGCGCTGACATGTATGGAAAACCGGGACAATTTAGCGGTGCTGCTGCTGCATCAGGCGGCCTGCAGAACGCTATGACCGCAACAACCAACGTCATGCGCAACGCGACAGGGCCGAACCAGTGGGGCGGCACCTTTGGGCGGCTGTCGCAGACGTCTGCCCCGGTCGTGCAAGCCGCATCAGCGAATTTGGGCGAGGCCCGCCAGGGTTTGAGCCAGGGGATCGGGTTCCAAGAGGGGCAGATTGCCAGCACTGATCTTGGCCAGTATCAGAACCCGTATCAGCAGCAGGTGATCGACAACGCAACTGGCGACTTGAACCGGGCGCGGCAGATGACCCAGAACGATATCGGCGCACAGGCAACAGCGGCGGGCGCGTTCGGTGGATCCCGTCATGGTTTGGTTGAGGCTGAAAACAATCGGAACTTCGCAGAGAGTGTTTCTGACATGGCCGCGCAGCAACGAATGGCCGGGTTTAACAACGCTCAAGGCATGGCGCAGCAAGATATTGCAAACCGAATGCAGGGCCAGCAGATGCGAACTGGTGCAGCATCGCAGCTTGGCGGGCTCAATTTGGCTAACGCTCAGCGCCGGGATCAGGTTTCCATGGCCAATGCGCAGAACCAACTTGCCAATGACCGCAACCAGCTTGCAGCCGCTCAGGCGGGGCAATCTCGGTCTGTGCAGAACAAGCAGCTCAAACTGCAAGCGGCGGGTCAGCTCGCAGGCATGGGCGGGCAGGCGTTCAATCAGTCGAACCAGATCAATCAGCAAATGGCGCAGAATGGCGCGATGCAACAGGCCATGCAGCAGCAGCTCATCAATGCGGGTAAAGGCCAGTTTGCAGGCTGGACTGGGGCGCCGCAGAACGCGCTAAACCTGCCCCTGATGGCTGTCGGCGCAGCGCCGAACGTCGGCACTCAGACCACCACCCAGAGTGGCGGCGGATCGGGGTTGATGGACGCTCTCGGTTTCGGTGCAAGTCTGCTGCCGTTCCTGTCTGATCGTCGGGCCAAAGAGGATATCCGCCGAGTGGGCCAGACAGACAGCGGATTGCCGATCTACACCTATCGTTACAAGGGTGGTGACACCTTCCACATGGGCGTCATGGCGCAGGAGGTCGAGGCAGTGCAGCCGGAAGCGGTTGTTGAGCGCCCGGATGGCTTGAAAGCTGTGCGCTATGACCTGATCGAGGCGTGAAGCGGTGTTCGATCGTATCTATCAGGGCCTGACTGCCCGCGGACTTCCCGACCACATCGCGCGGGGGTTTATTGCGAATTTCCAAGTGGAGAGCGGCCTCAACCCCGGCATCAACGAGATTGCGCCGATTGTGCCGGGATCTCGGGGCGGCTGGGGGCTGCCTCAGTGGACCGGGCCGCGTCGGAAGCAGTTTGAAGCATACGCCGGTGAGCGCGGCGCGAAGGCCGACGATCTGGATGCACAGCTTGATTTTCTGATGCACGAGCTTGCCACCACGGAGAAAAGCGCAGCCAAATCGATCTTCGCAGCGCAGACGCCTGAGCAGGCCACCCGTGCAATCTCGGAGAAATTCCTGCGCCCAGGCATCCCGCACCTTGATCGGCGCTTGGCAGCGCTGAATGGCGGTGGCGGCACTCCCGGTTTCATGCCTGGTGGTGCCAGCAATGACAGATTGGAGCCCTCTATGGATCAGAGCCAAGAGCAAGAGCAGCGCGGCCTGTTCGGCATCAAACCAGAGTTGGCAATGGCGCTGGCGGGTGGCTTCTACAACCTCTCGCGCCCCGGCAGCGGTGATCAGTTCCTGCAGAACGCCTATGCGATGAAAGCGCAGGGAACCAAGGACGCTAAGGCCAAGAAGGGCCGCAATGCCACGACAGAATGGCTGCGCAACAGCGGCTACGGCGACTTCGCCGATCTGGTCGACGCTGGGGCAGTGAGCGCGGGCGATGCTTTTGGCGTGGTGATGAAAGAGCGGGCGCAGCAGAATGACCCGATGCGCCAACTGCAGATGCAGAATATCCAAAGCCAGATCGATGCAAGGAGCGCGAAGAGCACTCAAGGCACGGAGTACGGTCTAAACCCGCAGTATGGCGTGGATGAGAACGGCAACCCTGTCATTCTGCAGCTCGGGAAGGATGGGAGCGCGGCACAGACCGCGCTGCCCGAAGGCGTTACGTTCCAGAAAGAGCCGATCAAGATTGACGCCGGCACTGAGTGGATTTTGCTGGACCCGATTTCTCGGCAGCCTGTTGGGAGCATCCCGAAGGAGCTGGAAGCAGCTGCCGCCGATGCTGCGCGCGGTAAACAGATCGGGAATGCAGAGGGCGCCGCAGCAGCATCCGCGCCGTCTGATTATCGAGCGGCACAGAATGCGCTGGATCTGATCACCGATATCCGCACTGATCCGAACCGAGAGGCTGCTACTGGCAAAAGCTCAATCCTCAACATGATGCCTGGCACAAAGCGGTACGATTTCGCCCAGAAGGTCGAGCAGGCAAAGTCCGGGGCGTTCATGACGGCCATTCAGCAGCTTCGTGGCATGGGCGCGCTCTCCAACGCCGAGGGCCAGACAGCCACGGCAGCCGTCACCCGCATGAATACGGCGCTGACTGAGCAGGGCTTCCTTGATGCACTGGCGGACTATGAAAAGATCATCCAGCAAGGCTTGGCAGGTGCCGCCGCGAACGGTGGCGGGCCTGCGCCTGAGGCGACGGATCAGCCATCACGGGGTCAGAAGCCCACCGGCGCCCCCAAGCCCGGTGATTATGTCGATGGGCATCAATTCATGGGCGGAGATCCCGCAGACCCCTCATCTTGGGTAAAGGTAAATCGCTAATGTCTGGACCTTGGACCAAATACCAAAAGGCCGAAACCGGCCCATGGGAGCGGTACGCTCAGACAGCTGAGCCACCGCAAGAGAAAGGGCTTGGTCAAACCATCTGGGAGAACCTCGTGGGCGACGATGACCCCACTACCCAGAACCTTGGCGAGAAGGTCGGCTCCTTCCTCAATAAAGCCGGTGAGAGTATGACCATGGGTGTGATCGGCGATGAAGCCTCGGCGGCAGTTGAAAGCCTCATGCCGGGTGTGAACTACGAGGATCGGCGCGACCATTACCGCCAGCAGGAGCGTCAGTTCGAGACGGATCACCAATATGCTGCGCTGGCGGCTGATATCGGCGGGGGTATGGTTGCGCCTCTTGGCGCACTGGGAGCCGTTGGCAAGGGCGCAGGCTGGCTTAAGCGCGCCGCTGCCTCCGGTGGTGCAACGGGGCTGATGAGCGGCGTCTATGGCTTTGCTGAGGGCGAGGGCGGCGTGGATGAGCGCATTGAAAGTGGGATTGTGAATGGGATGTATGGCGCTGGTACAGGGGCTCTCATCCCCCTTGTCGGCGTGGGCCTCCAAAAAGCTATGAACGCAGGGGCCACCAGTAAGGCGCTGAAAGCGGCTGTGCAGACGGCCCCAAGCACTGACGAACTGCGGGCAGCAGGGCGGGCGGCCTATCAGGCTGTTGATGATGCAGGTGTTTCCATCAAGCCAGAGGCGGCGCGCGGGCTTCTCGATAGCCTGACCGATGGAATGCGGGCCAATGGCCTTGACGAGGGGGCCAGCGCCCTGAACCTCACTCCGAACTCAAAGCGTTTGAGCGAGATTATGGGTGAAGCTGTTCCGGGTGATGATGCGGTGCCATTCGGCATTCTTGACCAGTTGCGGCGCAAAGCCGGCGTCCCGGCCAGTAATCCAGCCAACAAACTGGATCAGCGCCTAGGTACGCAGGTGATTGAGGGACTGGATGATTTCGTGAACGACATTCCGGCAAGCGCTGTTGCAGGCGGAAACGCTGACGAACTGCCAGAACTGGTCGGAACAGCGCGGGAAATCTGGTCGAAGATGAGCCGAAGCCAGATGATTGACGATGCGATTGACGCCTCTCAAAACTATGTCACGGGTGAGGCAAGCGGGTTGCGCAACCAGTTTGCCCGGATCCTGAAAAACCCTAAGCTTTCGCGCGGCTTTTCCGACGCAGAGAAAAAGCTGATGCGCCGTGTTGTGAATGGTTCACTGCCAGAACGACTGGTGCATCTTGCCGGTGGCGGGTTGGGGCAAATCGCAGCCATTGGTAGCGGATTTGGCGCAGCCGGCCCATTCGGCGCGCTTTTGGGGGCTGGCGGTGGCGCGATGGCCCGAAAGGCATCCGAGAAGATTGCGGCGAAGAACGCTGAGGTGGTGCGCGCAGTCGTGGCCAACGGTGGCTTGCTAGAGCTTCCTGTGGCGCAATCTCAAATCCCTGTCATTGCAGAGCGGTTGCTGCGGCAAGGATCTGCGGCGGGCCTGAATTGAGATAGAGCCCGGCCATCCCGAGAAGGACAGGTAAGGCAATCGCAGCCAGCGATCCCCAGGAAGGCAACCCCCCGGCCCGCTCTTCGCGGGAGGCCTGAACGCATCCGTAGATGAACATCGCCGTGAGCAGGTTCGCAATTAGTACTGCCGTGGTTAAGCCAAGAAAATCCATCCTCACAACCTATGAACGAAGGGAACGGAAAGCAATGTCAGTTTGGTTTTTCTGGCTTGGGCGGGTTCAGCTCATCCTTGATAATCTGGTCAAGAGTATCCCTGAGCGCTTGGGCAATGACCATATTCATCCTAAGTCTTGCTGCGACAAGAACCTGCCCCCTGTTGGCCCCATCAAGAATTGCAGACCCAAAGCTGAGAGATACCGTCCCGTCCAAAGCGCGGTTCTCCAAGAGAAGGTCGACATGCTGAACAGTCGTGCCGTTGTCGATAATCTCCCAGTTTTCTATCCCAACACTTAGGGTTTTGCCCGTTTTCGACTGATTGCCTGACATTAGTAACACCTGTGATTGAAAACGAGTCGCACGTTACACGTTTTCGCCACCCCATCAAATGAAATTCCGGCTGCACAACCCCGCTTCGGTGGGGTCTGCCGCGTTGGGAGAGAGCATGAAACCAACCCCCAAAAACAAAGACGACCTGCAACGGATCGTCAGTCGTGCGGCCAAAGAGGCTATCGATTATGTCGAACAGGACATTGCCCCGGCTCGGATCAGGGCAGCCAAGTATTTCGACGGCAAAGACACATTGGGTCATGAGCCGGGTCGGTCCAAAGTCGTGGCCACCAAGTGTCGCGATGTAGTGCGCAGTTCCAAACCCGGCCTGATGCGGGTTTTCATGGCGACGGACAAGCCGGTTGAGTTCATTCCGAACGGTCAGGACAGCGTGGATACCGCTGAACAGCAGACCAAGTATGCGCAATACGTGTTCAACCGGAACGGCGGGTTTCGGCTGCTGAACGACGTGATTGACGACGCCCTGCGTAAGAAAGTCGGGATCGCCAAGGTCTACATGACTGAGGGCGAGAAGTCGCAGATCTTCGATTTCGAGCTTGGTCCTGATGAATTTGCCATGATGGCCGGCGCGGATGATGTGGAGATCATTGAGCACGAGAAGAGCGCAGACGGCATCCACCGCGGCAAAGCCCAGCAGGTCGCGCGCAAGCCTGAAATCCGCATGGAGAGTATGCCGCCGGAAGAGTTCTTCATCGACCCCAACGCCCGGTCGATTGATGATTTCTATTGCTGCGGCCAGCAGAGAGAGCTTTACGTTTCCGACTTGGTTGAAATGGGCTTTGACTTTGATGAGGTTTCGGAGCTGGGAACCGAGGGCGAGCCCGGCGAGGAAGAGAAGGAATTCCGCCAGGGCACTCGTGACGACGATGAGGATAGCGAAGATCCCGCGATGCGCCCGGTTCTCTATACTGAGGCCTATATGCGGCTTGACGTTGAGGGCACCGGCGTTGCCCAACTCTATGCGTTCGTCATGGCCGGAACCAACTACAAACTGCTGGACCACCAGCCAGTTGATGACACGCCCTTTGCTGTGTTTGAGATCGATCCAGAGCCTCACACTTTCTTCGGACGATCGCTTGTTGAGCTGATCGAGCAGGATCAGGATGCAAGCACCGCTCTTTTGCGTGGCATCCTTGACAGCGTGGCGCTCGGCAACGCGCCTCGCTGGGCGTTCGATGAAAGAAACGTGAATGCTGACGACATGATGAACGGCGAGGTCGCCGGCCTTGTGCGTACAGATGGCACCCCGATTGACAAGTTCTTTCCTTTGAACACCACTTTCCCGGCGGCTGATGCGCTTGCCGCGGCGCAATATCACGACATGGTGACGCAGAACAAAACCGGGATCACGGAGGCAGCCAGCGGCCTGAACCCAGACGCCTTGCAGAACGCCAATGTCGACGCGGTGAATATGCTTGACCGGGCCGCAGCAGCGCAGCCAGAGGTCATGGCCCGCCACCTTGCAGAAGGCGGCATGACGCGGCTTTTCCGCCTTGTCCTCCGGCTTTTGCGGAACGGTGAAGCCGGGCCGGTATCCATGCGCCATAATGGCGAGTTTGTTGACCTGGATGCCTCGCAGTTCGATCCCGATCTGGATGTGACAATCAACGTAGGCCTTGGCAATGAAGGCGAGGCTGTAAAAGTCGCCACGCTGAGCGCAACTTTTGAGCGCCAGATGGGGATTTGGAACACCTACGGGCCGAAAAACGGCTTGGTGAAGATGACCAACATCCGCAACACCCTGGGTGATATGTTGATGCTGTCTGGTCTGCACAATGTCAGTCGATACTGGCAGCCGATGAGCGAGAACATTGAGATGCAGCTTGAGGCGCAGGCCAAGGCTGAGGAGGCGGAGCAGCCCCCGCAGCCGGACCCGCTGGTGCAGGCGGAGCAGATCAAGGCGCAGGCAAGCATCCAGAAGGCGCAACAGGACGCGCAGATCAAGATCATGCAGGCCCAGCAAAAGGCCGCCCTTGACGTGCGATCCGCTCAGCAGGAAGGGCAGTTGCGAATGGCCGAGATCGGCGCGCGTGACGACCTCGCCCGCGATCAGATGATCTTGGATGGAGTGCTGCGAGCGGCAGACCTCCTTGGCAAGCACGGCGTGGCCGTGGACCTCAACAGCATCTATCAGATGCAGCAGCAAAACGGTGGCAATGTATGACCGAAAAGACCCAAAAGGCGGGGCGCGCTGAAGCGCTCCAAGTGAGCAAATTGTTTCAGGAGTTTCACCAAGAAACTATTGATGAACAACACAAAGTCTTCGACAATACCGATGCGAAGATTGAAGAAATTGCTGAGGCACACGCGATGATCCGCGCCCTTGGCAAGATGAAGGCGAAGATGGCGAAGGCGGTCAACGACGCCAAGCACGAACGCCGGTCTCAGCGCAAGAGCTGAGGCAAAACTTGCCCCGCCGTGATGGCGACGGCTTTTCCTTCAAATGGAGCTTACAATGGCAGATATCAGCACCGGGGCAGATGCCGCGACTGAACCAATGTCCTTCGATCAAATGGCAGAGAGCCTGATCGAACCAGAAGCCGAAGAAGAGGCGCAGGACGAACATGCAGAGACCGACGACGCACCTGATCTTGAAGAGGATCAGACGGAGAGCGGTGAAGATGATCGCGATGCGGATGCCGCCGAGGAAGACGGCGAACAGGATGATGAAGACGAGGAAACCGAGGTAGACGCCGAGGCCCAGCTTTTCACTGTCAAAGTTGACGGTAAGGAAGAACGGGTATCTCTGGATGAGCTGCAACGCGGATATTCCGGTCAGAAATACATCCAGCAGGGAATGCAGGAAGTCGCAGAGGCCCGGAAACAGGTCGAGACCTACGCGCAATCCATGCAGCAACAGCAGCAGCAACTGGACTATCTCGTCCAGGCAGCTCAGCAAGGTGCTTTTGTACCGCCAACCCCGCCGGATCCGACCCTCCTGCAGACTGACCCTTACAGTTACATGCAGGAAAAGGCGATCTTTGACGAGCGGGCGGCGGTGTATCAGCAGCACATGCAAGCCCATCAGGGCCACATCCAGCAGCAGCAAGCGCAGCAGGAACAGGAGCGCCAAGCGTTTCTGGAAGAGCAGCGCCAAAAGCTGTTTGAAGCAATCCCGGATCTCGCTGACAGCGGGAAATCTCCTCAGCTTCAGGCCCAAATGGCCGACGTTGCTATGAAGGAATACGGGTTTTCAATGGATGAGGTCCGGCAGATCGAGGACAGCCGCTATGCGCGCGCTCTTCATGATCTGGCGCGGTATCACGAGTTGAAGAAGCAGAGCGGGAAGGCGGCCAAGAAGGCCGAGAAAGCCCGCCCGGTTGCGAAAGCTGGTGCAAAAACTGACCAGAAGCGCGGGCAAGCCCGCAAGCAGCGTGATCGCCTGAGGCAGACAGGTTCCATCGAAGATGCGATGGGCCTGATGATGGAAGGCGACGAGTAAACCCAGACAGCCCCGCCGTGAGGCGTCGGCTTTTCCCTTAGAAGGACCATTACGATGGCACAGCCCGTAAACACTTTCTCCACCTATGACGCGAATGGCATCCGCGAGGATCTGAGCGACATGATTTACGATGTTTCCCCTGAGGAAACACCGTTCTATACCATGTGCAAGAAGACCAAGGCGGAAAACACTCTGCATGAATGGCAGACCGACGCCCTGCGCGCCTCCGAAGACAACGCGCATATTGAAGGTGACGACACCACCGCCAATTCCCGCAGCGCGACCACTCGCCTGAACAACCGCACTCAGATCTTCAAGAATGCGGTTGTGATCCCCGACACTGACGAAGGGGTCAGAAAAGCTGGCCGCAAGAAGGAAATCGCGTACCAGTCCCTGAAGATGGCAAAGGAGCAGAAGCTCGACATCGAGCGGGCCCTGTTCCTGAACCAAGCGAAGGTTTCCGGAAACGACACCACCGCGCGCAAGCTGGCCGGCGCCCCAACTTGGCTTGTCACCAACACCGTGTTTGAAAACGGTACCGGTGCTGACCCGACCGGCGATGGCACCGACACCCGTACTGACGATGGAACGCCGGTGGCATTCTCGCAGACGCGCTTTGACACCTGCATGCAGTCCATCTGGGAAAGCGGCGGGCGCCCTGACAAGGTGCTCCTCTCCGCCTTCCAGATGAACAAGGCGCTGGCATTCGACGGTAACAACAACCAGCGGTCCACCTTGGGCGCGAAGGACGCGCGCGTTGTGAACAACCTGCGCGTCTACGTCACCCCTTGGGGCAACGTCGAATTCATCCCGACCCGTGAAAACCGGTCGCGCGATGTGTTCGTAATGCAGTCCGACATGTGGGCTGTGGGCGTCCTGCGGGGCACCAAGAACAATCCGCTGGCGAAAACTGGTGACAGCACCAAGCGCCAGATCGTCACCGAACTGACGCTGTGCTGCAAAAACGAAAAGGCTTCTGGCCTGATCGCTGACAACACCACCAGCTAATGACCTGCAGGGGCGGCTTCGGTCGCCCTTGCCTCTATCCGGGAGGTGAGAATGAAGATCGCAGAGCAGTTTATCGACGGTGACGACCCGAACACCTTTCACATCAAACACACGTTTGATCCTCAGGCGGCCCTTGACCAAGCAGCAGCGCTTCGGAGCGCCGAGGCGTCCCATATGGGGGAAAGCCGACTGGTCGCGGAAGTCCCCATGTGGCTGGTGGAGCATTGGATGAAGGAGGCCGGCGTTGCGCACGATGACAACGCAGCGCGCCAAGAGGTGCTGACGCGCAAGCTGCAAAGCGGCGAGTTCTCAAAATTCCGCGTGTGGGAGGGGAGCTACTGACATGCCCGATACTCAAACCACGAACTACAATTTCACAAAGCCTGAAAACGGAGCCTCGGAGGACACTTGGGGCACCAAGTTGAACCAGAACTGGGACGATGCTGACGCCGCGATCAAGGCGGCCAAGGATCAGGCCGACGCCGGTGTGAGCAACGCAGCCGCCAACCTTCTCAGCGCAAAACGCTTCGCAATATGGATTGGAGCATAAGACATGACCGATAATGTAGGGCAGGCGCTGACCACAGCCGCCGCTGATATCTTCACCGTTCCGGCTGATACGGTTCGCTGCGTCACTCTGATCCAGGTCTGCAACGTCGACGGCACCAACGCAGCAGACGCCACCATCCAATGGACCGACGCCAGCAATTCCGATGCGGTCACGCGCCTCGCTTACCAGGTCACGATCGATGCTCAGGACAGTCGCACCATGACTGTCGGGTCGTTCGCGCTGTCAGCGGGCGATAAACTGCAGGCGCTTGCTTCTGCGGATGGCGATCTGGAGTTGACCGTGACCTTCTACGATGAGGCTGTGTGATGCGCGGGGTTCATCACCTCGGCGGGCTGGCTTCTGCTGGGGCAAGCCTGAAGGGGGCCGGGAAGGGGGGCGGATCGGACGCTGAAATTGTCAGACTCCCAACAGGGAGCGGCCAATATACTTGCCCCACTTTCAGCACCCCTTCTAGCAACCCAAGGTCCATTACGGTGGATCCCGCGACTGGCAATCTGGTCTCCTATGATTTTGCGACCGACTTGATCTATGTGCACGATGGCCTGACCGGAACCGTGCTGTCGTCATTTGCCTCGCCTGACCCCAGTGCAACCATTGAAGATATGGAGATTGATCCGGCTACCGGAAACCTCCTGCTTATGGGGGGCGGGAAGGTACAAATTCAAGACGGAGTTTCCGAGACGGCCCTGATGGAAATCGCAGGTGTTGGCGGCAGCGGGTTCACCGTCCTGAGCGGTAACTTTGTCACCACTTCCGGCCACACAATTCGAACGCATGACGGCTTCAGTAGCACCGTGGCGTCCAGCGTCACAGTTGACAGCAACTTGCCAACACTGGTCGGTCTGACCGTGGACCCAACCGGTCAGTTCTTGGTCTGCGCAGGAAACAACAACAGCGATCCTTCGCTGATCTATGTCACCCCAGAAACAGGATCATTCGCGGCGGGGTTCAGAACTTGCCCGTCTTGCCACGGCGTTGCTTTCGATCAGGAAGGCCGTGTCGTCACAATGACCCGAACTGGCGACAAGTTTTATGTCCCGGTTATGGAGAATGGGTTCGTCGCAGACGGGGCGATTTACGCAGCTCGACCTGATCAGTACACAAGGGATGACAATTTCTCATGACCCAGCTTTATCACACCGCCACCACCGCCCCGGCACCGTTGCCGCATCGCATTCGTCTGAGTGACGGGCGCAGTCGCACCGATCCGTCCAGCTTCACCGCTGAGGAAATCGCGGATGCCGGCTACATCGCGTCACCGCCTCAGCCCGATCATGATCTTGCCACCCAGCGTCTAACTTGGGACGGGATTGCATGGGGCATTGAAGATGTCCCTGCGCCTGATCCGATCTATCGGGATCTGGATAGCGCCGCGCTGATTTCGCTGCTGGAGACCGCAGGGGGCATGACGCCCGAACTGGTGGTGCAGTCCAGCAATGATCCGAACCTGACGTACTTTTGGTTGCTGCTGAAGGTTTCGCCGTTCACGAGCCGGGGAAATCCGAAGCTGCCCGGCGCCTTGGCAGGGCTTGAGGCCTTGGGATACCTTCCCAATGGAGCATCGGCTGTTCTGGATGGCTGGCCAACCGCCTGATTGGTGCGCCCGCAGCGGGTCGGGCTACCACACCATCAAAGCAATCGCATGGGAGATCGGAGCCAAGGGGTCCGGTCTCTTTTTGTACGTGCCGCGGGGGTTTCCCTTCGATGTCTCAATCCCCCGCTGGGCCGGGTGGATCTTTGATCGGCACAACCCGCGATACCTCAAAGCCGCCGCACTGCATGACTACGCCATCCACGTCCTCGGATGGGGCCGGGTCAGCGCAGCCGCACCGTTTTCCGAAGCCCTCCGCGCAGATGGCGTGGGGCGCATCCGCAGGCTGGCAATGGTGCTGGCCGTCACCATCCACAAATGGAGCTGACATAGGCACATGCGAGACCTGTTGTTTTCACCGGAGTTCTGGCTGGCGATGATCGCCGCCATTCTTCTCAAGCTGCGGGCATCACCGCAGATTACGATTTTCGGTGCCATCACCACCACGGCGTCAGCGATCAGCTGCGCTTTGGTGTTCACAGAACCGCTGATGGATTGGTTGGAGTTGGACGGGGAGATCTACACCTATGCCGTCTGCGCGCTGATCGCGCTGACGGGTGAGCATATCGCCCGGCAGGTGCTCTCCCTCGGCATTGAGGATGCAGTCCGACTGTTGCGGGGGAATAAGAAATGACCTGGGGCAAGTTCATCATCGCGGCATGGGGGGTGGTGCTTGCGCTGAGTCTCATGACCAGTGCGCTACCAACCAGCTGGTGGTTTCAGGCCGGGGAGGTGCGGGTCGCCGACGCCTCTGTCGGTGATTGCCCGGAAATGCAGTTTGACCGGGAGATCAACAGGCCATTCAAGGCTGAGTGGACCGTGACCATCATGGCACGTGCGTCCTATGGCTGGGCCACCTATCGCACCTATCGGGGCGCCAATGACTACCGGCCGGAAAACCAGCTTCCTGACAGGCTTGATCTCTGCTGGTGGGCATGGGCGGATCCGCTCCACCTGCCGCCCGGCGAATACCGGGTGAACACGCTCTGGCGCATCCATCCCACGCAGGGCCGTGCGCGCGAGGTCAGACGCACCAGCAACACATTCGAGGTGACGCCATGAACGCTGAAACACTCTGGCTGCAAACCCGGCTTTCTCAGCTGGGCTTTGACCCCGGCCCGATTGATGGCCTGCGCGGCCCCCGAACAGATGCGGCGGTTGTCGCCTTCAAGCGGTCGATTGGCCTGCGCGCGCGGCCCTATGTTGGCCCGCTGACCCGCGCAGCGCTGATGCCTGCGGTGCAAGAGCGGTCGGATCTGCCGTGGATGGCTGAAGCAGCCAAGATGCGCGGCCTGCATGAGCAGCGCAACACCGCAGCCTTGCGCCGCTGGTTTGACGCCTCTGTTTCGTGGATCGACCCGCGCGATATCCCGTGGTGCGGTGCATTTGTTGCGACTTGCCACCGGGCGGCGGAACCGGACATTGATCTGCCTGGGAACCCGTTGGGCGCCCGCAACTGGCACCCTTGGGGCGATAAGTGCGATCCAGTCTTCGGGGCTACCTTGGTGTTCTGGCGGATCAGCCCGAACCATTGGGCGGGTCACGTCGGGTTCTATCACGGCGAGGACGACACGCATTATCACGTACTGGGCGGCAATCAGTCGAATGCTGTCACCGTCACCCGGATCGCCAAATCCCGCCTGCTGTCGGCGCGCTGGCCGATTGGCGTCCCGGTCACAGGCCGCCGCATTCTTCTGACCCCCGGCGGAACTCCAATCTCCACAAATGAGGCATGATATGAAGACTTATAAGCGAGAAACCGCATGGGCACTGATGGGGTGCTTGGTTGGTGCGTTCATCTACGGCCATGGCAGCGAACATGCTGCGGTGGTCGAGAGCGCAAAGTTCATGGCAACGCCGGTGTTCCTGTTCGCCGCTGGTGCCTTCGGCCTTGATGCCATCGCCAAGCAGATTGTGACGCGCCGATGATCTCCGCTCTCATGTCCCGCTTCTGGGGTTATCTGGTGGCCGCTGGGGCGTTCCTCGCGGCTATCTGGGCCTATGGGCGGTCACAGAAGGCAGAGGGGCGCAAGGAGACGTACATCGAGACGCTGACAGACAGCGCAAAGCGAAAGGAGGCCGGTCGTGAGGCAGTGGAAGATCTGCGCGGTAATAGCCGCGATGATGACATTGAGCAGCTGCGGCGAAACTCTGACAGCTGGTGACGCGGGCTGCGGCTCCTACGGGGAGGCGAGGGCGACGATGCCCGGTGATCCTGAAGTCCTACCGGATAACTGGCTGTCATGGGTGACGCGAACGGATACTCGCATGACTGCAACGTGCAAGCCCCGCCGGTGAGCGGGGCTTTTTGCGTTTCGGGGTTGGGGTTAGCTGGATTGGACTTCGACGGGAGATAGGCGCCAATTCGAAACGCTCTCGTCTTCTCGGATCTGGATGCCTCGGAACATCCAAATATCATGGGTGTGGTAGAGGTGGCTGGTGTCAAAACCCGCCTCCAAGCATGCGTCTTTGCGCTTGTTGGGGTGCATCACAAATTCGAGGGTCGGCATTGGCTTATCTGCACCAGCGTATTTGACGGCTGTCGTGGCCAGCGCCTCAGTCATTGATTGAAGGATCATGGGTTTCTCTGGGGTTAGGTGGATTTATCTGCCTTAGGGCGACAGTCGGTGACTTCATTTTGGGAATGCCGGATGAGACTGACCGCCCACCCGGCTAACCAAAAATGATCCGCGCATAGGCGGCCCGAGGATCAGGCCCCGGGACCATCAATCACTTCATGCCAGCCTCCATGTGAGCATCTTACTACCTCTCAAAGGCAACAAACGTCGCGTGTTGACTGAATAAGCGATATCGTTTACTTAGTCAATAAGAGATATCGCTTACTGCCGAGGAAGAATCTTTGACCGAATTTCCGATATCGGATAATAGCGGGCGCATGGGACGTCCTCCACTCAACGTAAAGCCGACGCTGGTACGCCTTACTCAAAGCGTTCTGGATCGCATCGAAGCTGTCGCAGGTAAGAACCAACGCGCCGCGTTTATTCGCGAGGCTGTGGATCGTGAGCTTGATCGGAGAGAGGCCGCCCAGTCAGACACTGACAAACCGGAATAGGAGTAATGCCTTGATATTCATATGGCTGGGTAAAGTGATGAGCTACCTCATGCTGGCTGGCAGCATGTTCAAGATTACATTCGGCTTCTATTTCGCCATCACTGCCCAAGATCATGTCGCGGCTGCGCAAAGGTATTTGGGCGCCAGCACTACCGGAGAGGCCATCAATCAGGGGTTCTTAGGCTTACTGGTGGCGGTCGCGCTTGGCTTGCTGGCCCAGATCGCGTCGGGCGTAGCTGATCTATCAATGGTGTACGATGAGGACGGGCCTGAATAGGAGTATGCCAGATAGCTACCCGGCCCCGCCCCGAATAGGCACCACGTTTTCTTTCGCCCCTGTCACAAACTGCGCCCATGCTTCCATGAGTGAGCGCCGGCGTTCCAGCATATCAGACCGAGCGTAGGCTCTTTCGACTTTCCCGCCGATGATGTGGGATAGGGCGGTTTCAGCAACGTCATAGTGCGCGGCGTCGGTATCCTGAACCCATGTTCTGAAGCTGGTGCGCAGACCGTGGGGCGTTCCGGTCGGGTCGATCTTTTTGAACACCTTTCCGATAGCGACGTCAGAGATGCCGCCGGATCGGCCGCCGGGGAACATATAGGCGCTACGCTTCCATTTCTCAGCCCTTGCAGCCACCTCAAGCGCTGCTGATGACAGCGGGACGCGGAAATCAGAAACCTTCCCCTCGCTGCCCTTCATCCGGTCTTCTGGCACCGTCCAGACGTCGCCATCTATCTCGTAGAACCGCGCTCCCCGAACCCCGGCGGATCGAACAAGCGTCAGGATCTTGAAGCGCAGGCAGAGGTGGGAGGCGTCATCGCGGTTTAGGGCTGCATAGATCCGGGGAATGTCCTGCCATGCTGATGCAGGGGTCTTTTTGATCTGGTGCCGCACCTCGCCCAGCATGTGCTTTGCCATGTCCACCATGAACGGGTCACATTCAACGCCTGAGAACCGCATGTGCTCAAAGATGATCTTGGTTCTCTGAATGGCCTTTTCTGCGGTCGGGTGCTTTTTCCGCCAGATAGGCGCCAGCGCCCGGTGAATGTCCGTCTGGTGGATCTGGGACATTCTCATTCCGCCGATGGCCGGCGCCATGTAGAGCTTGATCGGGCTCAGCCAGCGCCCGCTTGCGCCGTCCCGCCGCAGCCCTGCCTTCTTTGCCTCAAACGTGGTTTCTGCGGCTTCTGCGAATGTCGGGTCTGATCGACTGGCCTCTGCGCGCTGATCTGCCCGCTGCCGGTCGCGGGCTGCAATCGGATCCTCGCCAGACCTCAAAACGACTTCCCAGGCATCACGAGACTTGCGCGCTTCTGCGAGACTGACCGCCGGGTAGGGGCCAAGACCCATTTCCCGGCTGCGCCCTTGGTGCTTGTACCGGTAGATCCAGCGGCCCTTATCGGCCTCTCTTTTCAACAGATACAGCCCCGCGCCGTCGAACAGCTTGCCATTGCCGTTTTTGACTTCTACCGCCTTCAGCTTGTTTCTCGCCAT